CGGCTGTGCTTCCAGTGGGCGAAGGAGCAGCCCGAGGCCTTCTCTGAGAAGACGGGAAAGCCCGATGTCCGCGGCGCCTACGGGCTCCATGGCCGCGAGATGCTGTCCTGGATCACTCAGCTCCAGCACACGCGCCTGAAGAACGTGTTCTTCGTCGGGATCCTCGATGAGAAGCTCGATGACTTCAATCGCAAGGTCTACGTGCCGCAGATCGACGGTGCGAAGACCGGCCTCGAGCTCCCCGGCATTGTCGATGAAGTGCTGACGATGACCGAGATGGCGGAGAAGCAGGGCGACCAGACCATCCTTCACCGTGTCTTCGTCTGCCAGACGCTGAACCCCAAAAATTTGCCCGCGAAGGACCGCTCCGGCCGGCTCGATCTTATCGAGGAAGCCCATCTCGGCCGACTGATTGCCAAGATCGGTGAGCCCGGCCGCTCGCCCCTCGAACGCCTCGTCTTCAGCCGCCCGGGCATCGCTGCTCCGGACGCCGCCGCCCCTCAACCCAATTCCACCATTTGAACAGGAGAACACCCATGACCGGTGCATGGAACGACTTCAACGACGCCCGCCAGAACACGAACCTCATCCCCAAGGGCACCATTGCCAAGGTGCGCCTCACGCTCCGTCCGGGCGGTTTCAATGACCCGGCCCAGGGCTGGACCGGTGGCTACGCCAAGCGCGGCGCCAGTGGCGCCGTCTATCTCGACGCCGAATACACGGTGCTCGAGGGCCAGTACGCCAAGCGCAAGATCTGGTCGATGATCGGCCTCTACAGCCCGAAGGGGCCCGATTGGGGCAACATGGGTCGTGGCTTCGTGCGCGGTGTCCTCAACTCGGCGCGGGGCCTGTCCGACAAGGACAATACGCCCGACGCCCAGAACGCCCGTCGCATCGCGGGGCTTGGTGACCTCGACGGTATCGAGTTCGTGGCGCGGATCGATGTCGGCACCGACAGCAATGGCCAGGACAAGAACGACATCCGGCAGGCCGTGACGCGGGATCACAAGGAATATGCCGCCGCCATGGGGACAGCCGTCATGCCCCTGGCCTTTGCGGTGGCACCGGCGCCGTCCTACGCCGCTCCTGCCCAGCAGGCGGGCTACGCCGCCGCCCCGCAGCAGCCGGCCTACGTGCCCGATGTGGCCCAGCCGGCGGCCGTGTCGCCCTCCGCCGCCATGCGGCCTACCTGGGCGAAGTGAGGCGACGCCCATGATGCTCCGCCCCCGGCAGAAACTCTTCGTCGAGCGCAGCCTGTCTGCGCTCGGCACCCGCAGCAACACATTGGGCATCGGGCCCACGGGATGTGGGAAAACCATTTTGCTGTCATCGGTTGCCGGCGAGCTCCTCCGGGAGACGGAGGCGAAAGCCTGCATCCTTGCGCACCGCGATGAGCTCACCGACCAGAACCGCGCCAAGTTCACGCGGGTCAATCCCGCCATCGCCACCTCGGTGGTGGATGCCACGACCAAGTCATGGGAGGGTCAGGCCACCTTCGCCATGGTGCCGACACTGTCGCGGCCCGCAAACCTCGACGACATGCCGGCACTCGATCTGCTGGTCATCGATGAGGCGCACCATGCGGTGGCGGGCAGCTACCGCCGTATCATCGACCGGACGCTGCAGAAGAACCCGTCCGCCCGGATCTTCGGCGTCACCGCCACTCCGAACCGCGGCGACGGCCAGGGCCTGCGCGATGTCTTCGACAACGTCGCCGATCAGATCCGCATCGGTGAACTGATCGGCTCGGGGCACCTCGTGAAGCCCCGCACCTTCGTCATCAATGTCGGCGTCCAGGAGGCGCTGAAGAAAGTGCGCCGGGTTGCCTCCGACTTCGACATGAATGCCGTCGCCGAGATCATGGACAAGTCACCCGTGACGGATGCCGTGATCTCGCACTGGAGGGAGAAGGCGGGGGACCGCCAGAGCGTGGTGTTCTGCTCCACCGTCGAGCATGCCCACCATGTGGCGGCCGCCTTCCGCGCCGCAGGTGTCAGCGCCGCCACCGTTCACGGGGAGATGGGCGATGCCGAGCGCCGGGCGACGCTGGGCGCCTATGGCAAGGGCCGCATCGAGGTCATCACCAATGTGGCCGTGCTGACGGAAGGCTGGGACCATCCGCCGACCTCCTGCGTCGTGCTGCTCCGGCCTTCTTCCTACAAGTCGACCATGATCCAGATGGTGGGGCGGGGGCTTCGCACGGTGAACCCCGAGGACTACCCGGGCGTGGTCAAGACCGACTGCATTGTTTTGGATTTCGGGACATCGAGCCTGCTGCACGGCTCGCTGGAGCAGGACGTCAATCTCGACGGCACCCTGGGGAATGGCGAAGGGGCGACCCAGGAATGCCCCTCCTGCAAGGCCATCATTCCGCTTGCCTGTGAGGAATGCCCGATCTGCGGGGAGACGATTGCCGCCGATCCCCTCGATGAGCAGGGCGGTCATGAAGCTCCGCAGCGCCCGACGCTCTCCGGTTTCGACATGACCGAAATCGATCTTCTGGCACGGTCAAGCTTCGAATGGGCCGATCTCTTCGGGGATGGCACGTCACTGGTCGCCAATGGCTTCAACGCCTGGTCCGGCATCTTCGCGCACAATGGTCGCTGGTACGGGGTGGGTGGTGCCCAGCGCAGGTCATCCCGGCTGCTTGCGGTGGGAGAGGAACTCGTCTGCCTCGCTGCAGCCGATGATTGGCTCAACAGCAACGAGACCGACGAGAGCGCCCACAAGACCAAGGCCTGGCTCAGGCAGCCCCCGACGGAGAAGCAGCTCGGCTACCTGCCGCCCGAGTGGAAGCTCGACTACGGGCTCACCCGCTACCAGGCCTCGGCTCTTCTGACCTTCAAGTTCAACCGCAACCGGATCCGCGACCTTATTCTCAAGGCCGAGGGTGCCTCCGTCCCGGTGGCAGCATGATGGCCACGCCTCATGTCAGCTGCTTCCCGGGAAACTGCCCACGACCGTCTCGTTCGGTGGCAGCCGCGCTTCGTGCTCTGCGCCGTCTGCCGGCGACCGGCATGTGGCTTCGGCTGGAGCGAGCCCCAGCGCGTGAGCAAGCCCCGGGCCGCGGTATGGTTCTGCTCCATCACCTGTCAGGCCTTCTTCTGGCAGCGCGCACGGAGGTCCTCCGCCATGGTTGATCTCACCGACGAGGAGAAGTCGGCCCTCCGCACCGCCATGAAGATGGCGGGGGAGGTGATGGAAGAGATCGGCTGGGAAACCCGGCTCGTGGATCTCTCCGAGCAGCAGATGCTCACCCTCATCGAAGTCGCCGTCGGCGGCTTTCAGGACGCGATGCGCGACATCGCCGCAACCCAAAAGCAATCGCTGGAGGTGCCGTTGTGACTTTGGATTTCAACCACAGGCCCGACTTCGCGGAACTGCTGAATGGCGTCGTGGATGCAGCGCTCGTCACCGACAATGCTTCGCGCCCGCGTCGCGAGTATCTGGGCGGTTCCCGCGTCGGTCATGCCTGCGAGCGCGCGCTCCAGTTTGAATTCGCCGGGGCGCCCAAGGACGAGGGCGCCGACTTCCCGGGCCGTACGCTCCGCATCTTTGCCATCGGCCATGTGCTCGAGGATCTGGCTATCGAGTGGCTGCGCGGGGCCGGCGTCGATCTCTACACGCGCAAGGGCAATGACCCCAACGGCGAGCAGTTCGGCTTCTCGGTGGCCGGCGGGCGCATCCGCGGCCATGTCGACGGCATCGTTGCCGCTGCCCCGGAGGTGCTGAAGCTCGGCGTTCCTGCACTCTGGGAGTGCAAGACGATGAACGCCAGGAACTGGCGCGAGACGGTGAAGAACGGCGTCCTGGTTTCAAAGCCCATCTACGCCGCCCAGATCGCACTCTATCAGGCCTACATGGATGCCGCCGTCCCGGGGCTCGCGTCCAACCCGGCACTGTTCACCGCCATCAACAAGGACACCGCGGAGCTCCATCACGAGCTGGTGCCGTTCAACGCCGAGCTGGCTCAGCGCATGAGCGACCGCGCGGTGAGGATCCTGCGCGCCACCGATGCCGGTGAACTTCTGCCTCGCTTGGCTCGTGAGCGCGATCACTTCGAGTGCCGCATGTGCGCCTACGCCAACCGCTGCTGGAGCCTGGCGCAATGACTGACGACAATGATGACAAGCCGACCGGCGAGGTGATCCACTTCAACCCGTGGCGCGACTTCAATGATGCGCCGCTGCAGGAAGACCCGTTCGGAGTCGAGCCTGATGCCGCGCAGCTGGAGACCTTTCTCGAAGTGGTGTTCGGCTACTGCGAGGGACTGATCCCCGTTCGTGGCTTCGTTGACAAGGGGCAGGGCAGGGATGGGAAGCCCAACAACATCTGGATCGAGGCAGACGGCGCTGCCTTCGAAAAGCTGAAGACCTTTGCCACCTGGGCGTGGCGCGAGGGAGCGGCTCTCTATGTCATCCCCGGTACCGTGGCTGCCCAGGGGCAGGCGCGCGCTCATGAAGTCGTGCAGATGCAGGCCATCGTGGTCGACCTTGATGCCGGTGACATCCTCGCCAAGCTCGATCACCTGGTCAGGCATCTCGGTACACCCACCCTCGTGGTGGAGAGCGGCGGCCGCACGCCCGAGGGCGCCGTGAAGCTGCATGTCTGGTGGAAGCTGACCGAGGCCGCCACGGGTGAGGATCTCAATACCCTGTGCCGGCTGCGCGGCGACATCGCCATGAAGGTCGGTGGCGACACCCACTTCCGCTCGGCCCATCAGCCCATCCGTGTTGCAGGCTCCGTCTACCACAAGGGTGGCTTCCAGCGGCTGGTGCAGATCCGAGAGCACAATGCTGTCGAAGTCGACCTTGGCGACTTCGCCGAACGGGTGGCAGCGATGCCTGCCATTCCTGGCATGGGCGCGGAGCCGCCGCCGGATGGGCGTCTGAAGCCCTCGCTCGATGCCATCCTCACCACCCCCGTGCACGAAGGCGGTCAGGATGCGTGGACACGCTTTGAAGGCGCCAGCGCTGCCATCGGCCACTACATCCGGCTTGTCCACGAGGGCAGGATGACGCCCAACGACGGCTGGGAAGCCATCTGCCAGTACAACGCCGCCATGCTGAGGCCTGCCTGGCCGGAGGAGCGGCTCAAACAGGAGTCCGAGCGCATCTGGGCGCTGCACGTGAAGAAGAACGGCCCCGCTCTGCTGCGCAATGAGGTGGACGCTGAGCAGGGCTCCCATCCGCTTCCCGTGTTCTCGTTCGGCGAACTTCTCGATGACCGTTCGCCCATGCCGACGGACATCATCGCGCCGCGGGTTCTGACGCCCGGTGGCCTGTTGGTTCTGGGTGGGGCGCCGAAAGTGGGAAAGAGCGACTTCCTGATTAGTATGCTGGCGCACATGGCGGCTGGCGTGGCGTTTCTCGGTTTCACGCCGTCGCGGCCGCTCCGCATCTTCTACCTGCAGGCGGAGATCCAGTACCATTATCTCCGTGAGCGGATACAGCAGATCCGCCTCGATGCAGGGGTAATCGCCGGCGCGCGCGACAATCTGTTCGCCACGCCGAAGCTGCGCATGATCCTCGATGACAAGGGCCTCGCCCTTGTGGCCGATGCAGTCCGCGTCCGTTTCCCCGAGGCCCCACCGGAC